TGGGCTCTTCGCTCCGGGCGCGCTCCCCCCTCGGGGTCGAGGGGCGCGCCCTGCACTCTTCCGAGCATGCCCAGATGTCTATCTGATTATGGGTTCATACATTGTGTCATTGTTATGCGACGCGTTACTTGTGCCAATTCATTGCCAGACCAAAACATCTCTGGTGGATGCTCACAAGTTATTATTATTATTGGAGAATTGACCGTCACATATCCTCCTTTAAATTGACCTTGATAAGGATATCTATCCAACAATCTTAACAAATCCCTATAGGGCCAATGTCCATCAAAATCGTCAATTACAACACATTGTTGATTCGTATAATTATCCCACCATTGGGTTCCATCTTTTATATATATTTGTTCATGCGGCATCTGATCAAACGCCAATCTTGTTTTTCCCGTTCCGGCTTTTCCCCAAAGCCATAGAACTGTTGGTGGATCATCTACAGTTCTTGGTTCTTGAATTGTGCTTCGCAATTGTTGAAGTCCCCTATAATGCTGAACAAAAACATCAGGGGATTCTTTAGCGATCTCCTTCATTGGAACGCCTTCCAAAACCTTCTTAGCAACCGATTTTAAATCGTTGCGTGCGCCCATTGCGCATGGTGTCCCAAACACAAAAGCATTCTTATCCTGCTTTGTACAATATTCCAGATTCTGCTGATCTGTCCCTTTCGCAACCTCTATATGAGCGGCATCATAGAGATGCCCTCTAACACGATAAAACGTGTCCCGTTCTATAAGATTTATAAAACCTTGTAAATGGGGTGTCCCTTTCTCTCCAATTTCCCTACCCACAACACCAAACTTAGCATACAATTTAATGTAACCTTTTATGTTTTCATACTCACTTTCTTCGTAATTGTTGTAAGTAAAACAAAATCTTCCAAGATAACGTGGCGCCTTCACCGTCCCTCTCTTCGAGTTCCTCCGAGTTTCCGACATTTATATAACCTCTCTAAGAGAAAATAATTTTCGGAATTTAAACGCGCACAGGGGTTAAGCCAACACATGATAAGTGCACAGGGGTTATGGTGCCCAATTCAACATATACATTTATATTCATTGTGCACACAAGTGCACAGGGGTTAAGCCGCCACATATACACATGCACAGGGGTTAAGCCAACTAACTGCACAGTGCACACAGGTCCGGGTAATACTATCCCGGACCTGTGTGAGCCCCCCTAAAGGGGGGCTTGATTTTACGGCGCCATTCTAAAAGCCAAAAAAAAAGGGGGCTCTGGGCTTGCGCCCAGAACCCCCCAGATCTCAAAATTTCTGCATAGCCTCCGGCTCATTTAACTCTCATTTGGAGTATCACCACGAGTCAACGTAGTATAATATTTGATCTTAACATCAAAGTATATATCAATCTCTTCATCATCATAACCAGTAGCATAAAAATGAACTATCCAATACCAACCAGCGCTTGGATTTCCCGCATAACTACCTTCCCAACTAATATCACCTGGACTAACCATTGTTACCTTTCTAATAGAAGAATAACTTGTTATTTTCGCTGAACGCGTTGTCTCAGTTGTCCCATCGTACATTTGAACCTTCCTTAATGGAGTATTCCTAACATCAGAAATATCCGTCATTATAGGCGTTGCCGTTCTCATTGGTATAACAGTAACCTGCAAACGCCGCATAGAACCATAAGTCAATTCTGGTCTGAAATACACACTGATCTTACTCGCGGGTGCTCTGAAATTGGTGTACAAATCTGTTCCAACATGTTGATCCCATCCGTAAGGCTGGACGCCAACACCGGTATAATCGGGATCGTAGGGGCTTGCGCCTCTAAACACGTAATAGGCTGAATATGCAAAGGCTGGCAACAACGTCCTTGAGAAGTCTGAGTCTGAATAAACAAACTTGAATTGTTGTTTTTGAGAAACTGGATTAATCCATTTCTGCCGCTGCACGAGAGCCTTTCTATAAGTCTTTCGTCTGTAAGTCCTTTTTCGCGCAAAATTTGAGCGCGTCGCCTTCTTGTGCTGCTTGCGATTCGAATAACGTCTTTTTCTTCCATACATGTAGTTTGTATATACTATATGTGAGAAAATAATTTTCGCCATTCAAACGCACCAATTTATTTTAATATTATATTTTTGTTGAATGGGCTCTTCGCTCCGGGCGCGCTCCCCCCTCGGGGTCGAGGGGCGCGCCCTGCACTCTTCCGAGCATGCCCAGATGTCTATCTGATTATGGGTTCATACATTGTGTCATTGTTATGCGAC